CCGCAAGACAACCAATCCCTCTAGCTTATCTTTTGGCCCGATGACGCCAATAATACCGTTGCTTTGTGTCAATTGTGGCCACAGTGCTTCGGCAACCTTAACGTCATTAAAGTCAAACAAACCATTCTCTTTATGGACAATACGCGCCAAGTCCATAATGCCGAATAGGTCGTTTCTGGTGGCAACCCTGACGCGGGCTGGGGTAGTAATTAACTCAATTTTGCGGTTCTTTCGTGCACTCTTTGACAGACGAACACGCTTTTTAGTTTCTACAATTTGCATTTATTAGTCCTTTACTTGGGTAGGAAACATACGTTATGATCGAATCATGAAACATGATCACCTTATTTTGAACCTTCGATATGAGCCAGAAACAGGCTTGTTCTTTTGGCTTTCTGCACGACCAAGGATTCGTGTAGGCAACCAAGCTGGCTATCTAAAGAAAGATCGCGGATATACGTATATTGAGTTTGATGGAAAGTCATATGCGGCTCATCGTTTAGCATGGTTCTACGTTACAAAAGAATGGCCTAAAAATCAAATTGATCATATTAATGGTAATAGAAGTGATAATAGAATTGAAAACTTGAGAGAGGCTACCAATAGTCAAAATAGAGCAAATTCTAAATCTACAAACAAAAATGGTCTTAAAGGGGTGAAATTTATCCCTTGGATAAAAGAAGGAGGAAGATGCTGGCAGTCTCAAATTACCCATAACAAAAAAGTTCTTTATTTGGGTTGTTACCATACCAAAGAAGAAGCGCATGAAGTTTACCTTAAAAAAGCAAAAGAACTGCATGGCATCTTCTCTAGAGCCTAATCTTTACGAGGGCCGGGTAGTTTACTCAGTGTCTTTATTAAGTCCTTACGAGCCAAAACGACAAGATCGTCCAACAAATTATGGCCATGATCGATATCGCCACCACCAACTGAAGTGACAACACTAGGAGGAATAACATATTCCCCTCCAGCAGCGACAATAGGCGCGAGAGCGCCACCTTTATGGCCCGCCCTCCATTTTCTACGACTATCTCTGGAAACCATAGAATTATGATCGTGACAAAAACTATCCAGAACATCAAGCCCTGCATCGGTATTTCCCTCACCTAATGCCGACACGATATCAGCCGGAATGACATATGATCCAGCCGGAACATGCATATTAAGATGGTCAGTTCGGCCAGCTACGGCGGCATGAATTGGTCCGATATGAACACGCGAATCATGCGCCGCACGATCCGGGACGTCTGAGTTGGTCAACGGGTCTGGAATATCACCGCCAGATGCTTTCTTGGGACGAGCAACATTCAATGCAGCTGCTATGGCTTGATCCTGTGGATGTTTATTTGCCAACATTTCCTTAATGTTGGCTGAGATTGTTGCTGGCGATGCGCCTTTTTGTAGAGGCATGACCCCATCCCTTCTTATTTTCAGAATAATGTTCCAAAGCATGACAATTTGGGCATAGAATTTCTAAATTGCTCAAATCATTGTTTCTTCGATCTCTATCAGCATGATGAATGACTAATATTTCAGGGTGCTCATCATAGCTGCACCTTATACAAGATTTTAACATATTTCTACGTTTCATCCATGATTTTACTGATGGATAATCTCCAGAAATAGGTTTTTCTGTTCTAGTCGCCAAACCGCGACAGAGCAAACTGCATGTTTTTGTTTTGTAGTGTGAGTGAGATGGGGGGCGGCGATATTCTTTACTGCATATATCACATTTTAAGATAACGGTTCCCTTTTTAGCCATTGATTTATAATAACAGCTTCGAGAACAATATTTAGCTACATCTGCCCGACATCTAGCTGCAAAAAATGTAGACTCGCAAATTGTGCAAGTTTTTTCTACATCTTTTTGATGGCCAGCATTTAACGGCATAACGACCTCAACTATAGGATACGGCTACAATCATGCCGCTTCCGGGAGTGACAACAATGCCATTATTGACAGGCATATTAATAGTGTAAATTCCAACAGTATTTGGAATTATAGCCAGACGAACACCATTTACTGCTGTAGCCACTGAATTTGCATCGTATATGGTTCCAGTAGTGGTTCCGGCTACAATGACACTAACTTTAGCAACCCATCCAATCGGCGTAGAGAAGTATGTCGCAGCAGAAACTTCATAAGTATTTACTGTTCCGGCAAGATTCTGCGTCGTGTGGTTCAAGGCGTTGATGCCTTGCACACCGTTTTTCTGGGTAGTTAGGATATCGTCTAAAGATGCGATGGTAGCCTCCTATTAAAATTTTCCGTCAAGTTGGTAACGATAACGAATCGCACCAAGACGCCAGAAAGTACCCACATCGTTAGATGATACAGCAATTGACATAAGACGCGCCCTAATACGGACTGATATGTATTCAGTCGCCTGTGTCATGGTATATGGACCATAAGCCGTCACAGCATCGCCGGGGTAGTTCGTCACATAAAATGTGATTTTAACTGTAGCGTTCTGCGTACCGCTATAAGTTCCCCACTTCATGTCTGGCCAAATTTGATCAATGAAAATCAAATTATCCGCCTCATTCAGTTGGAAAAAACCAGTTTGGAACGAAGACAGCATAGCAGTGGTTGAAGTTCCACTTGCTGCGTCATTTCCTATTTCGTGCTGATAAAGATAGTTATCAGAGCCAGCACCAATGGGAGGCCCAAGAACAGATTGATCAATCCAAGCAGTACGGCCAAGAGTACCATAGTCCCACTGTTGGAGGACTGTGTTGTATTTGACATAAGAGTCATTCTCCGTCGAACTTGCCGATGGATAATACCAAGTTACTTCGTTGAACTGAGAGTTAACAGCGCAACATACCTTATTAAGATATGACGTATTAATGTTCTGGAAGATAACATCCCAAATTGGACATGGGATACTCTGTGGGCCAGAACCCATTGACATAAAGAACTGCTTTTGGCTCATCCAAAAGATAGCACCATTAAGTTGGCCAATGCAGTGACGCGATATAGCGCCGCAGTTTGATCCAATTTTATTGAAGCCATAGACGAATGGTGCGCCAACATATTGCATGGCCCACAGATCAAGATCAGTCCAAAGCAAACCTTGCTGTGGCCCTTGAATACCAGCAACAATCTTAGAACCAGTAGGAATGCGATATGAACCTGCCTGATTCGTTGGCGTGGCATTCCATACAGTAAAATCTTCAATATCAGACCACCGAACCAATAGTGGATCAGGCGCGAGTGTGAATGATGATCCGTATGCAATGACTTGACGCTCTGGCATAGCAACGAAAATGCCACTGTTAACTAATGGACCATTGCCGCCAATGATCTGAGCATTTTGAAGTTGACCACCCGGTTGCCAATAATAGATTGCACCACCAGCGGGACAAGCAATTAAATCTTGCCCAAAGTTATCCAAGGTCCAGTCCGTTGTCGTTATTGGCGTTCCGGGCGTTGATGGTTGAGTTGTACCAACACCAAAACCACCCGTGCCAAACCCACCAACACCGAAGCCGGTACCCGTAGGCTGTGGGCCTAAAGCAATATAAAAAGTAGAACTGATATTGCCAGAGTTGATGGAAACAGGACCAGCCGTAGAAGTAGCCGAATTGGCTGCGGAGAACGTAAACGTATTTACCGTTGGAACGGTAAGAACGGTATACAGGCCGGACAAAGTAAGGCCACCAAGTGTTGTCGCAACGCCAACATAAAATTGATCACCAACATTATAACCGTGATTATTTAATGTTGCCGATATGATTGATGAACCGCTAGTCGTTGAAAACGCATAGGATGCACCACCGTTTGATACCGTAGATGTTGCCAGCGCGCTTGCATTGATCGTGTAAGTAGTTCCACCAGCCGTATAGATAGAATACGGGCCAGTTAAAATTAAACCACCCACTGATACAGGCGTTACAAACTCAACATAATCCAAAACAGATGACGTTATTCCAGCGTCAATAATAGTAACTGTGTTGGAGCCACTCGTCGTTGAAAAGTTTGGCGCTGGATTAGTTGTCGTAATTTGAGGCGTAATATCAACTAGGTTGTTACCTGTCAGAACACTTAAAGATGATTCAGCACCGATACCAAGGTGATTCGTGGCATTAAGATCAGCCCAACCTTTAAGAGCACGAGTCTTAGACGAAATAGCAGAATTATAGTAAGCCACCCAGCCGCCCAACTTTTGAGCCAAGCCAAGTCCCATACGTTCTGGCAAAAAACGAATCAAAGCAGATGATGAATAAGCAGCCTCATTTAACGCCAATGTGGTGTTGGTTTCTACGCCGGGCTTCAACTTAATCGTGTTATGGGGCATTAGGATGCCTTCCAAAAAAGATGGTTATCTTGGATTGGAACATTACATCCCTTGCTAAGATTTTCAAATTTTGTAATCACTTGCAAATTCCATGGTACATGCAAACCATTAAATCCATCGCCATGTAATGGGTGGATATGATCCACATGGTGAATTACCCCGGTTTGGACAGAACGTGCTGTAGCTATATCATATATCTCTTGAATTTGCGCTAATTGAATTGCAGACAACCAAAATGGAGTAGCATTGATTTTTAAAGCACGACGTGTCGCCGAACGAACTTTATAATAAGGCTTATTGTTTTCATAATGATTTCTCATATATGAGTTATGCTTTACTCTATTGACACTAATCCAATCATTAGATTTTTTAATAATAACATCCTTGTTTTTATTATAATGCAGTTTTCTTTTTTGTAATTCATTTTCTCTATTGAGATAATATCTATCTTTGTCTCTTTCTAAATGAGTTTCTTTGTTTTTGTCTCTATATATTTTTGATCTTGTTTTTGCAGTATCCTTGTTTAATTGATACCAATCTTTTGCTTTTTTCAAATCACATTTTTTGCAATTGTAATGGTGACCATCTTTCCTTGAGCGATTTAATGAAAAATCGTTCAATGATTTCATCTCTTTGCAAATATTGCAAATTTTTGTTTCCATTTTTTTACCTTGATGGGGTAGCAACAGGAGATTGAGAATAAGAAGTCCAAGCTGCATCTTGATATTTTTTACGATTTTCTTCAGACAGAGCAGACCTAAGAAGAACTTGATACTGGCTCTCATAACTTTGAGCCATCTGCGGATCATCTGACATACGGCCAAAGTTGCGCTGATATGCAGAAATATAGATCATGGAAGCCATAATCATCATATCTGGCAAATTAGTAGAGATATATGTCTGCGTATTCGTGGCCGACAATGGAGCCGAACGAACTGTACCCGTCAAACGAACCTGATAAGACGAATCAGGAATAGGGCCGACAACCATAATTTGAGATGTGTAACCAGTAGTAGCAGCGTCACCACCATATTCAGCGTAGTAGGCTGGCAATCCAGTAGCTGAACCGCTGCTGTATACATTTTGAATGTATTCCTTGGTCACCGGCAACAATGGCGATGATACACCCGATCCAGTGATAACTTCCATCGTCTCAGTCGTTACAAACTGTGTCTGTGGAATTGTAAACGTACCGCTATTAGCCGTCAGCGAGTAAGCCGTCGTGCTAATCTGGGTGGAAAGAAAATCAAGGTCACGCTGCATACGCAATTCAGCATATGAGATCATTTGAGGCAGAATGATCTGATAATTTGGATCAGTGGTAGGAACCACAGCCATCGTAGCAATCTGCTGGACGTATGTATTGTAATCCATGACTATCCAACCATGTTAAATGCCGCTGTTTCAACCTCAGAAACGCGGCGCGACCAACCTTTTCCAAAGTTAGCATAGTTTGATAGAGATTGTAAGAAGGCTAAACGGGCTTCGCAAACTCTCGTTGCAACATCGCGAGGGTTTGACGTTTCAAGAGCACTAAGTGTGGCTGGCCCGATTTGTCCGTCCGCATTAACATTGAGAACCGTTTGAAGGGCTTTCGCTGCGCGGGACGGCCCCGAATTAATGGCAAAATCAAATACGGCATAATCCACGCCCATAGGTAGATCGTCACCCTTTACCGTATCCCAATATTTATCTTTGTACAGCGGCATGACATCATTTGGCGTCAAAGCCATAATGTCGCTCTTTGTTACCGCATGTCCAACATACTGTTCCCAAACTGCTTTAGTGCATCCTAAGTTGGTCGCACCGCCGGGGTCTTTTGAGTTATCCGTGTAACCGCCTTCATTTTTTAAAACTAATGCTAGGCACCGCTCAAAATTTCCAATCATATCAATTCTCTTGCGTGTTCAATCCTGTGGCAATTTGCACAAAGTAAAATACATTTTTTTGTTTCCTTAATCAGTTCTTCAAAAGATAAATTTTGTATTTTATCAGTAATACTAAATTTTTTTTTTGAAGGGTCTAAATGGTGAAAATCAAAAGCCGCATGATGGTAAGTGTTTTTGCATACCGTGCATTTACCGCCCATCATTTCTATTAACTTTAACTTAATATTTTGCCTATTCCAAGTTCTCCAATGGTTAACACAATAACCATTACCATAATGTTTCTTACCACAATCTTCAATTTTACATTTTCTGTTTTTGCCTTGAATTCTAACTGGCGAATCCATGTTTAAACCTTTGCGCATTCTTAGGTAGTGCGCATTGCATAAACCTTTGCATAAAGCGGGTTTTAAGCATTCAACCGCAGAACATTCAAATTTTAAATTGATATTCATTAGTTATGCCTTTGGAGCCGGTGTATGCTGATGTGATGAACCAAAATAATACGACAATACTAGTGTCAATGAGGCATCTAGCGTTCCCAATACACGGGCAATAAGTTCACGCATGGTATCGGGAATGACACTATTAAATAGATGCCACTGGATAAAAACCCAAGCTAGGATAACCACAATAGCGATGACACGGGGCGTCCAATCATGCGTCTGAATCTGCATGTTACGGGCGCTATTACGGTCACTAGCCGCAATCTTTTCAAGGTCAATATCAAGTGACTTCATTTGAACTTTGAAGTCAGCGTCAATCTTCTTGAGTGCCGTTAGTTGATCTGGAGTGGCTGTACCCATTGCAGCCATGATCTCATCTTCAGATGCATCTTGATGACCAAACAAGGCACTAGATACAGCCTTAACAGCCATTCCAGCTAGTGGTCCGCCTAAAGCACTGGCTATGGTTGGGGCGACCTGACCAATCAGTGGGCCAAAAGTTTTGAGAAAGTCCATGTTATTTCACCGTAATCATAAGGAAAACACCAATAGCTGCAATTCCAAGCAACAAAACGCCAACAATGCTACCGATCACAATTATGTCTTGCCTGTTTTCTTCCTGTTGCTTCATCGCCAGCGCCGCTTCTCTTGCTGCTTCTTTTCTCATCTCAATGACCTGACGTTGGATGCTTTCCCATGCAGCCCTACCATACTGGCCAACAAACATATTCTTAACATCAAGCGCCATCTGTTGCGCCTTGGCTTTTACCGCGTACATCTTTACGGCTTCAGCTTCAAAGTCAGCCTGAGATTGAAACATCTTCTTTTTTCGAGGAGATGACGCAATCTGAACAATTTGAGCAACACGGCCAAAAAGGGTTCCGACCTTCTCAGCCGTGTCCATAACATCATTACCCGCATCAACCGCTGACTTAATGCTATTATAAATAGCAGTAGCCCCAGCTATGAGGGTAAACGGGTCCATATTATTCCGTAGGAGCGCCAGCTAGAGTTTCGGCTGGAGCTTCTGGTGCGGCAGTGGACGCTGCTAATTCTACTTGTGGCTTAGCTTGCCCATGAAGTGCTGCAATAACATCCGCAACTTCAGCGTAAACGCCGTTAGCCAGATGCTTTAAAATTGCATTAACATGAGCGACAGTTAATTTAAGATCAAGTTCAAGGTTTTCCATTTTATCCTCTTAGAAAGGTGGCAATTGCGGTTGTGATACAGGCTGAGATAACTGCGCTATTTGCGCCGATATCCCCATTTCTACGGCTGGCATACTAATGCAATCCGCCACCCACTTATAAGCCATTTCTTGGGTGATGTCAGCATATGGAACAAATTCTGCTGGGCTAGGCGTACTTAACTTTGCAGTACCAGATGCTGATGACGAGATAGTTCCATCAGTTCCAGTGCATACCCAATTAATAGCCGTAACCACATTGGCTAAACCATCATATACTGGCGTCACTATAAACTGAGGGAATGTCCAAGTAAATTGCATTACGTGTATTCCCAAATGCGAATCATGCCTTGGTAACCATTGCCGCCGGGTTCAGTTGGCGCACCACTATAAGCGTTGTTATAAGCGCCTGACCCGCCAGCACCCCAACCAAAACCATTATATCCACCACGGATTTGTTGATAAAAAGGGTTTGAGTATCCTCCCCCCATAGTAATTCCATAAGGAGTATCTACGCAGCCACCGTACCCAGAACCACCAGCAGGAATTATTGGGGTAATTGAATAATCCATATTCGTAGCGGTTCCGGTTGACCCGTTAGTTCCAGCCCCGCTTCCACTGTAAAGACCGCCGCCACCGCCAGAAACAGAATATGTTGTCCCAGAAATTGTTATGGACGACGTTCCACCTGCACCACCATTGTAAGAGCCGCCATTTCCACCTGATCCCGCAGCACCAACAGCGTAAGTATATCCTGTAGATGGGGCGACTGTAGCGTATTTAACAGCAAAGAGTGAACCGCCACCTCCACCGCCATAACTTGTTCCGCCAGTCGACCCCGCAACACCGCCACCGCCACCGCCACCGCCAATCATTTCAATAAGAATGTGATTACAGCCAGCCGGAGTTGTGTAAGTTCCACCGCCCGTATTGGTAAGGACTTGCGGGGCGCGGATTAATGTTCCACCGGATGCCAAGGATGAGGACGTCCATGTAGTCCCGTTAGATGTAAGTACGTTGCCGCTTGTGCCGGGGGCCACAAATTGGACTGCACTGGTTCCGTTACCAAGAATAACATTGTTGGCCGTAAGCGTTGAAGCGCCCGTACCACCGCTTGAAACGGCTAAAACTGACGAAATTAATCCATCATCCGCCTTTTTTACGTTTGTCCCGTCGCAATAGACAAGAATGCTATAACCCTGTGGGCAAGATACAGTAGTTCCAGCGGCTGCATTACTGCCGTTATTTGATCCCAATAGGACGGTATACGCGCCAGACGTACTATTGGTAACAACCCACATACCTGCCACGCTTTGAGGCAATAGAACGGTCTGGTTAGCGGCCAATGTTCCGGTCAGATTGAAACGCATGGCTTGCGACGTAGAACCCGCCGCGACAGCACTTGGGGCTGCAATATTGGTATATGTTGGCGTTGAACTAGTGCTTACTGAAACACCGGTCGTATTGCCAAAAATCTGATCAAGAATGGTGGAGTTATAATTGAGCGGCTGATCCCAAGTCGGGGATGTGCTGTTATATGCTGGCTCGTTAAGCGCAAGATTAGTCGTTGTTGACATCTGATTTGCCTTTCTTGCCTAACAAACTTTGAACTGTATCGGTCTCGTAAATTTTAATTCCGTACCAAATAATAGGGAAAAACGCGCCAACTTCCGGTATCCAACCCATAAGAGTACCCAATGCAGCGGACAGCGAAAGCCAATCCATGAAATGTTTAACGCCTGTATCAATGTGATCAGTCAGGGTCATGGTTGAAAATCCCGAATAATGGCCGCAAAAATGTTCCGGTTGATTGATAGTACACCAAAGCAACGGACATTCCAATCCCCGCAGTTTTTTGAGTTTCTAATTGCATTTTTATAATTCCACCCAATTTTTACTGTTTTCGTCCCAAATGTATGATTTACCATCATTTGGGCGTTGAACCGGAGATTCCCATAACCAAGTTGTTTGGTTTAAAGTCCAAGAAGAAAACGGTTGAGGCGCATAAAATACATCATGCGTTGCATCATAAATATATCCAATACCTGCATGATTACCGCGCAATGCCACACCACCATCAGGCTGCCCATCTTGGCCGTAATGAATGCCGCCACGGGTGTTATAAGATGTTTGAACCCATTCAGAAGGCGACCCAAAAAGGCCAGAATCAATAACATCTTGTTCCGCAACAATAACTTGCGTGACAATACCGTTTTCTATTTGGGCAAAATGACTCATGCTACGTACGTCCCTGAGCCAGTAAATTTAATAATTGTATTACTACCAGATGTCGTAATGGTCGGAGAGCCTGTCACTGAGCCTGTATAGCGCGATGTTGGGACAGAAATAATTACAACACCAGAACCACCTGCGCCGCCAACATCTGGGGACGCACCGCTGCCGCCGCCGCCATTTCCAGTGTTCGCGCCCCCAGCGGCTCCATTCCCTGTATCTGTTCCACCATAACCACCGCCGCCTGAACCTCCGGTTGAATAAGTTAAAGCAGAGCCAGTAATAGAATTTGAAGTTCCAGCGCCTGCCGCGCCGCGACTTGAAGTGGTAGAATTGCCGCCGCCGCCGCTTGATCCGCCGCCGCCGCCGCCGTAAAGATTAGCAGAGATACCAATAGCATCAACTGAACCATTACCTCCTATTGAACCTTGACCAGAAGTTCCTGTCCCACCAACTTTTTGGGTTTGACCGCCACCACCGCCGCCGCCCGATCCGCCATTTCCACCATTTGAATTAAACCCACTTCCATTACCGCCGCCTATTGCAGTTGTAACACCGGTAAAAGAAGAATTAGACCCACTTGCTGCAATTGCCCCGCCACCGCCTACTGTTGCAGTGTAAGTTGAACCGGAAGAAAGAGAAAGTGTACCCGTTAGGTACCCTCCGGCCCCGCCGCCGCCGCCAGCATTTGAACCACCGCCACCGCCTCCTGCAACAACAAGGTAAGTAGATGTATAATTGGGGGCAGTCCCTGTAGTGCTATAAAAATCTGACATATTAATTGTGCCAGATGAAAATGTTCCAGAAGATCCATTAGAATAATAATAAGTCTGCCCACGATACGAATTAAGATTATACGACGCAATATTGGGGAATGCGTTGTATATATCCACCATCGTAATTGTGCCTGAAGCGGGGCAGTAAGTAGACATTATTTGCCCTCCAACCGCTCAACCTTAGCATTAAGTTCTTTAATGGCCTCAATTAGCAATGGGACAATGCGTTCATAATCAATTGTAAGATACTGATTATCAATTGGTGCTGGAGCAACAATCTCAGGCAATATTTTTTGAACGTCTTGCGCCGATACACCAATTTCTCGTCTTACTTTGTAACCAAGTGCTTGTGCTGTTTCATTGGCTTCATAATAAAAACCAGTTAACGAAGACACTTTGTCCAACGCATTTTCAATATTACCAAGACGCGTTTTTAAGCGGTCATCAGAATAATAAGCCGTGACGTTCCCTGTGGCATATAATGTTCCACCAAGAAAAAGACTTGCGGAGGGCATATTATAATTTGTGCCATCATAATAAAGATAACGAGCACCACTGTTTCCAAGGAAAATAACGCCCGTTGACGGCGATCCTGACCGATAAGTTGTAATATCACCTGTTAAAGTTAACCCCGCAAAAGTCGGAGTATTCGCTGTCCCAACTGCCTGACCAATACTGAATGTTACAGCGCCAGTAGAACCAGAAACACTAACACCCGTCCCTGCCACCGCAGATGTTACGCCGCTATTGGTAACTGTAATGCCACCTGTCGATCCTGAAACAGAAATTCCAGTTCCTGCCGCAAGAGACGTAACACCAGAATTGGTAATAGTTACCGCACCAGTTGCACCAGAAACTGAAATACCCGTACCTGCAACCGCAGACGTAACGCCTGTGTTATTAAT